CCCTTGTGCTGTTTCCGATGTCATCCCCTTGTTCAACATCTCCTGAATTAAATAACCCTTCGAAACTTCTATCCAATTTCTGTATACTTGATAAAAAAAAACAACCGAATGATATATATGTACAAAGTTCGAGGCTTGTAGGTCGGCTGCATATTCGCTATGCTTTGCTGCGTCGTACTTATCATCTACCCATCTTCCGTACCAAGTTTTCTTTTGTGGAACTACCATAGAGGCTGCTAACTTATGCAGGTTGTTAATTAAGTCAGTGCTAAATACTTTGCTCTCGATATATCTGGCAGCCTTCATTTGTTGCACGTCATATATAAAGCGGTATCGTCTGCCGTTGGCTTGTGTATATTTAACCGCCTTGCCTTCTATCTTATCCTCTAAAAAGTTAAGCGTTTTTTTCAGGTTGTTATACTGCTGGATAGTTAAACTGTCTACCTGCGTATCTGTAAGATTGTAGATTATACCTACTAGCTTACTCTCCACGTCTAAGTTAGTCCAATCTTTCTCCGGCTTAGTTACAATCGGATATATTTGTTGGTATTTGTTGGTACTGCCATACTGTTAATTCGTTCCAAGTCATTTGCGTAGTTTTAACATTAGCTCATAAGCAAGATGCCCACCTATGTAGCATAACGCTGCCAAAGGTAAGCAAATTGCAAAGAAGTATAATATTTTTATTATTTTAATGATACGGCTACATTAGTGGTGCTACTCTTAGCCGGTGGATAAACTTTGTGAACCTCGCCAGTAACTCCGTTTATAATGTCAAGACCTTGATGCGGAACCTTCTTTAAAAAATCCTCCATATCCTTCTTGGCTTTGGCTGATGCATTGAACTCAGTTAGTATCTCTTCATATGCCGGGCTCTCGCATTTAGAGAAGTCGTATTTAACCCCTACCTCTCTAATGTTGAATTTAGCACTCATATACTCAAAGTCCTTGCCGTTCTGGACTGCTGCGTTTAATACCGCCTCTTTGTAGTCCTTACTTGCTTTTAATGTTTCAAGCATATCCTCTAAGGCTTTAACCTGTATATGCGTTTTTAACGGGTCAAGCTCTCCATTGTTTAAGCGTTCAATTACTTGGTGTGTAAACTCCACCCTTTGTTCTTTTGTTGTTTCAAAGATTTGTTGTAGTTCCATTGTGTTTATTTGTTTTAGTTTATTTTTTTTAACTCAAATAATATTTGACTTAATTCTATAAATTGACCATAAGATTGCCTATCAGAAGTATTATAATCTCTATACCCTCTTTTTATATATTCTTCTTTTAATTGTTCTAATTCTTTAATAAATTCATCTAATGTTTTGTTCATAGGTTATCTTAGTTTGTAATAGCGATGGGAATCGAACCCTATAATTTTTCTTATGACCACTATAAGATATTACCTGTTGACGGCAGGTGTAACCATACACTTCGCTATTAGGAGAGCTCAACTTTGAGCCATCTTATTTGTTTTGTTTATAGTGTTTAAATAAAAAAAGGTCTTATAAGTAATACTCCTGCACTAAAACCAAGTGCAAAAGCTAAGGCAATTAAAAACCTGCCTCTAAATGTTTTTACTTCAATAGTAAAATGGTTCATAGGTAGGGTTAAGAATGGGTTAATAAATACCATCATTACCATTCCAACCCAGTGCTTGTCCATTAAAAACCTGAAACTTGCTATCGAATTAGCTTCTAATGCTATTGCAGATATGAATACAATTAAGAGTTTCCAATAAGGTATTTTATCCTTTGGCTTCATATTGTTTCTGGTTTGTAGGTTTGCTTGTAGTAATCTTCTGCTTTAACATTTGGTTTATCAGTAATCCATAGAGGTTCATTATAAGAAGATATAATTTGGTCTTTTTCTTTTTTAAGATATTTTTCTTCTAATTCGTCAATGTGTCCTTGTGTAAGCATAATAGCTCCCATACTTATATGACATTCAGTAAAAGCTAAACTTCTTAATTCTTCAATTAATTCTTGCATTGCGGTTTTCATAGGTTATTTGTTTTTGGTTTCAAACAAAAGATACTTTTTTAAAATAGTGTCAAATGTTTGGTTTAATTTGTTTTTGGAGTCCATACACCAGTTATTGTTACTTGGCTTTTAATAGCATCTACTTTTATACTATTCAAATTAGCTTTTCGTTGCTCATACTTTATAACGATTTGATTTAATATTTTTATTGTTTTCATAGGTTATTTGTTTTTGGAAATATGTTTCTAATTTAATTAAATAATTGTTTTTAAATACCTTTTTTTATAAGAATTAGAATTATAGTTCTAATTATATTGTTTCGGGTTTGTAGTTATCAATATCAAAGTGTCCTATCTTAAAGCTGCTCGGCTCTCGTCTTAATCTGCGCTTGGCAGGTTCGTAGCCTTTCTCTTTACAATACGTTAATATCTGTAAGTAGGTAGCATCGATGTTATTCATCATAATGCTAATAGGCTCACTTGCGTAATATTTGTCGATGTATTCTTTGCTTAGTTTTGTCATTGTATTGTTTTAGTGTGTAATCGGTTAGGGCTGCCATTACAAAGCCTGTTGCAATAAGCAGGAAGCAGATAGCATAAATCATTTCGAGTAGATGTCTTGAAGTTGCCCAATAAGGTAACAAGCTACTAAAAATACGGCTAATAATTGTGCGGTTTCTTTTTTCATTGTGTTTGTGTTTTGATTAAATAATAACCAAATATACAAGTTCTACACAATCCACCAAATTTATTTTTGTAACCTTGTTGCAATTATAGGAAGGCATATCTGCCTGTGCCACGTTTAAGGCTGAAATTCTGCCAAGCAAGAGCCAAAGCCATAACTGCGTCATCATGGTAGCCGGAAGGGGCTGAGTACTTTACCCCCGTCGCCCCGTATTGATATTCAAACACTTCTAACTCTTGGCTAATTATCCCTTCTGGATAGCCTATCTTCCCTTGATGTATAGCTGATTGCAGCCCTTCCATTAGTTGCTGTTTGCTTGTAGATGTGAACTTTAAGCCCTGTATCATTACCCCCTCTCTTTGTAAGTCCTCTAAGATAGGGTCGCCAACCCCCGTAGAATCGACTAGGATAGGGCATTTCGGCAGCCTAATGATGTTCTGCTTAGTATTATGCCAATCCATTTGAAAGCGGTCAAAATAAGCCACGTTTCCGTTTTCGTCTAAGCCTACTATTACAGTCCAATCGACTGACTTAGCAAGGTCAATCCCAAAAGCTACAACCGGCATAGTAGTAACAGGGTGTAAGCAATTACGGATAAATTGGGTGCCGAATGGGTTGGCTGCGTTCTCAGCCGGGTTTGCCATATACTCTTGCTCAAATACAACTTCCGGCAGTTGCCTTCTGGCGTCGTCTATTTCCTGTGGGTCTATATAAGGGTTATCGTATGTAGTAAACTTAAAGGATTGCCAATCCGGCTCTGCTTTACTAAACAGGCTGAAAAAGTAATTCTTGCCTCGTGGTGTAGATAGGAATATTGCTTTACCCTTAAAGTCGGTTAAGGTAGGTCTAATTGAGTTAAGCCAACCATCTTCAAGGTTAGGAATAAAGGAAGCCTCGTCTACTATTACTAAATTAAACTTACGACCTCTCAGGTTGTCTAGTCGCTCCCCTGTAAAGAACTCAACCTTGCCCCCATTAGGGAAGCTAATATTTAAGTCCGATTTGTTATTAGGGAATGGAAGGCTATTGCATAGCTTCTCAAAAAATACCTTTGCTAGATTGTCTTGCCGTCTACAAATACTATCTCTATTCTGTTATCTGTTTGAATGTCTACTTGTTCCTTTGGCTTACCATAAACACGGGTTAGCAAAGTTTCTAAACTATAAAGGCTGCCCTTCTCTAAGCTCTTACGCATAGCTGCTGCTATTGTCTTTTCTAATACTGTTGCCTTTGGGTTATCCCATACGGACTTTAACTCCTCTAAGTCCATTGACATCATAGCTTGTATTGTATCGTTTATCTCAGATACCTTATATCCTTGTTCTTTAAGTAGGCTAACATACTTACGAGGTCTGCCGTTTGGGTTAGCAACCTCGCCTTTCTTAAATTGATGTTGTACTATATCTTGCGCTGCCATTGTGCTATTATTGTGCTATTTAATATAAGGTTGCCCGTTTCTTTTAACTTCTAATGTCGGGTCAAGTTTTAACATTCTGTCTACTATAACTTGGCAATATTTAGGGTCAAGTTCTGTTCCGTAGCACTTCCTATTTAATTGGTGTGCTGCTACCATTGTTGAGCCTGAACCAAGAAACATATCTAAAACTAAGCCATTATCTGGGCAGCTTGATTTTATTGCTCGTTCGCATAAAGGTATTGGCTTTGGTGTAGCGTGTCCACCTGTGTCTTTTCTTTCTTGTTGGCTTGTTCTACTAAAATGCCAAACGTTATTCATATTATCGTGAACATTATCAAAATATGCCCTTGAAGAATATAATTCATTTTTAGTTATTTCGTATTCTTTTTTCAATTCATTATACTCTTTTGCAAAAGCCTTTCCATTACTTGCTTGTTTTATTGCGTTATAATCTTTTTCAGTTGGAAATAACCATTGTGATTTTGCCCAATAATGTGAATGTGCTGAACTTGTAATTTCTAAAATTTGATTATTCGATAGTCCGCTCTTTTCTTTTTCTTTTCTTAAATAATTTAATATATTTTCGTAGCCTTCATAAAAGTCATCTACTTTTCTATTTTTGCCATCTTGTCCTAACATAACAAATAAACACTTTTCATCAGCTACTGCATAGCTTCTTCTTGACTCGGAAAGTTGCCCTTGTCCATTAATCTTATCCCACGTTATTAAATTCCTAAAATACATTTTATCTTCTTTGATATATGGCTTTAATATTTCGCTATATATATCCATCAAAGGCTCATCTATACCCCAGCAATACCAACTTCCGTTTTCTTTAAGGTGCATAAATTGTAAACCAATCCATTCCCTATTAAAGTCGAGCAAGTCATTATAATTAAGATTGTCATTAAGTACACCTTCGTTTTCTTTTTTCATTCCATAAGGTGGGTCGTTGTGTGCCATATCTGCCTTTTGCCCGTTCATTAACAAAGCTACTTGGTCGCTGTCCGTACTATCCCCACAAAGTAATCTATGTTCTCCTATCTCAAATAAATCTCCTAATACTATATCGGTTTCTATTCCCCCGTCTGGAACTGCAAAGTCATCTTCTTCGGCTTCTACTTCGATTGCATCAAAACCTGGTATATCTAAACCCCAATCTTGTAGTTCTTGCGCATCCCAATTATTAGCAAGGTCGTTCCAATCCCACTCTCCATAGCCTACATTGTCTTTAACTATAAATTCCTTTTGCTGCTGCTCTGTTAATTCACTTGCCTTTATAATAGGTATCTCTTTAAGCCCTGCTTCCTTACAAGCCTTTAATCTCATATTGCCACCAAGCACAACCATATCATCATTTACAACAATAGGTCTAAGGTTAAGCATTTGTGGGAACTCATTTATTGACTTTACGAGCTTTGCAAACTTATCGTCCTTAATTATTCTGGGGTTGTTTGGGTTTGCTTTTACTGTGTTGATTGGTACGTTTTGTATCATAGTATTCCGTTTATAATATCGTTAGCTTCGTCTAATGCATCTTCTTGGTCTAAATAAGTGTCTACATCTTTTATGTGCTTGTTAATTAATGTTTCTGCCATAGCATAGGTATAGTGTCCGATTGTAGTCATATCGTCGCCTTGCGTTCCCGTTTTACATACTGCTACAAAGTAAGCCTTATGTGTAAGCAATAACCAAAGTGCGTTTAACTTTCTCATCTGCCTTGACCTCTATATGCTTTTTCTCTGGGGGTGTGCTTATTAAAGGACTTCTTTGCAGAGCCTCGCTTTCTTTTCCCAAAGCTAATTTTGTTTTTATTCTCGTTACCTTTTGCCATGCGGTATATTTTTTAAATGTATTTCAAATATTTCCTCAGAAGTCCACCTGTTTTTAAAATCATAGTCGTAATGGCAATCCCTGCACATAGCACATAAATTAGTTATATGGTCTTGCAGTTGTTTTCTTTTACTGCCGAACTTTGACCTAGCTACTATATGTGCTATATCTACCGCTACTTTGCCACACACTTCACAAAGAATAGTGTCTGACGTATCAAACCCCATTCCTTGTAAATAGTTTAAAGTGTGTCTCTGCATAGTTTCCCCATTAAATTTCTTCGTTGATTAATAATTAAAAATTTAACTATGCAAATTATTTTCTGTCTATTTCTTTTAACTTATTGATACTCCACTCTATCCCACTCGTACCTCCCCACGCATCCCACATTAACCCACCGCAACCTTCACTATAAGGAACATCTTTATGCTGCTGATGTCTTTTAAAAGATGCCATTCTTGCTATCGTATCTCTGCTGATTGGTTCTTTGTTAGCTAATTGTCTTGCCCTTGCTTTGCCTGTTGCTTCTCCGCAAGAACCCCATCCATTTTTCTCAGCCCATTCAATAGCTCTCTTTGCGTTGTTAGTTGCTGACTCAGGATAATCGGTGTAGCTATCTGCAAACTTACCACCGGCTAATATTGCCTTCCAAACCTTCATAGCTTTTTCTTCGGTGTCGTAAACACAACCTCCGTTGCCTATCTTAAATTTCCCGTTAGAGCATTTTATTACTGGCATAGTTTACTATAAATATACTTTCTGTCTAAATTTATTGCCTCGAAGTTATAATTCTTTTCGCAAAACTCAAAAAGCTTCTGTCCGCTCTCTTTTCTCATAGCCTCGTCGTTTACTAAATCCTTTATATGTTTATACCAATCCTTCTGGCTTTTAACATAGTGAACAGGTAAATCTAGGTAGGGATTGACAAAGCTAACTATTGCCGGGTTCTTTTTAGCTGCCGTTTCTAATACTTTAAGATTTGACTTCATAGCGTTAAACCTGCTATCTACTAACGGAATTACTGAGATGTCGCTATCTGTATAAGCCCCCATATATTCCGTAACCCTTGCATAGTTATAGATTGTAGGGTTAAGTTTTAGACCACAAGTAAACGCTCCTATCATCTTATCCCATACCGGCTTTTCTCCGTCGTTATATCCGGCTATTACAGTCCTTATATTCATTCCTTGCAAACGCTTAAATGGTTGCTTCAATAATTCTATATCTCTTTCGTGCGTTCCGCTTCCTGACCAGAATAATCTTACCCGGCTATCTTCTGTCTTGTTATCCATAAACTGCTCCTGCCCGTAAGGTAAAGCGTTTGGTAAGATGTGAACGTTTTTATTGTATTGGCTTATCTCTGCTGCCAATCTTTCGTGCGTACAGGTGCAAAGGTCAGCTATCTGCATATAACTTATAATTTGCTCCGGTATTTTATTCATAAGATAACGCTCATACAATAAATGGCTTGGCTCTAAGTTCCAGTAGTCGTCGTTATCTACAACTAATTTAAAGCCGTACTTAGTTCGCCACGCATCCATTTGAGCTGCCGTTATCTCGTTTAGCATTCTATTCATAAGAACAATATCCCACCCCTGTTCTAATAATTCATCATTAAGTACGTCGGTAATAAGTGCGTACTCTTTTTCTAAGTGTACTATTGGCATCATTATCCGGTGCAGTCCAACACCCGAGTTGGCAGAAGTTATACAGAGTATTCGCATCTTATTTTGTTTTGGTTGTGATAGATGTCTTGGTACTTTTCCCATACGCTCTGTGCTCGTGCCAAGCTCTCGTCTTTCATTCTTCTATATTCAGTTCCGTTGCCTACATCGTGTCCTATATGCTCCGACCTCATATCCGGCAGGTAATAGTTAGTAAATCCTGTAATGGTTGCTCTTTCTCCGTAATCTCTATCCTGCATTCCATACGGGTCGTACTCCTCATTGTAACCGCCTACCTTGTCTATTAGTTCACGAGTGATAAAGTTATCGCCAAAGGGTGTGTGCGTTTTATGTACCCCGTCTACTAATGGTGGCAGCTCCTCTACACAATGTATTCCAATTATGCCAGTTTTTGACACACGTTGAGAAAACATAACCCAATTTTGCAGCCAATTGGTTGGTAATAGTATATCATTAGCTAACAAGCAAACCGCATCATAGTTTTGTGTTATCCTTAACCCTGCATTTACTCCGGCTGCTATGCCTCGCTTTTCTTTTGATAAATCGTAACCGGCAAACGGATAGTTAAAGTTTTCGTGGGTGTCGCTTCCGTTGTCTATTAAATAGCAGTCCGCATTGTAACCAGAATTAAAAAAATTTTGGTTAATTACACGCTGCGTCAAGTCGTGCCTGTTTTGTGTTAGTAATAAGATTGCTACTTTCATTATCTTATGTTTGAGCCTATTTCTTTTGCCGGAACTCCTGCGTATTTAGTATTTGATTTTGCCTCTCCTTTAAAAAAAGCACTTGCTCCTATCATACAGTTTTCTCCAATGTGTGCGAACTGATGCAGGACTGCGTTAAGTCCTATATTGCTACCCTCTTCAATTATCGAGTGACCGCCTATCTTAGCTCCGCAGCTTATTGTTACATTGTCAAAGATTTGGCAGTCGTGTCCTATGTGTGTGTGTTTCATTATAAAGCAACTATTCCCTATAAATGTATCTATCTCAGTTCCGGCATCAATAGTTACAAGCCCTGTAATAACATTGTTATCGCCAATATATACTTTGCCTTTTTCTTTTTGCCAGAACTTCTTATGCTCTGCTTTGTCGCCTATTATACAATAAGCTCCGATGTAGTTGCCATCTCCGATAATTACGTTATCGCCAATGATAGCTGTGGGGTGGATGTAGTTTGCCATTATTTTATTTTTTAGGTTGTGCGTCGTACCATTCGTATAAGCGTTTAATCATATCAAAAATACAATGGCTGCACCATACAGTTAATATAAAATCTGGGCTCATATATTTTCGGTAGATATGCTCATACATTTTTAAGATGTCTAAATCTATATTTCTTACATAACCATTCTGGACCATTTCATAGTTAGGTCTGTGCAGGTCTAAGTATTGGCGATGTTCTATTTCCATAAGCTCCACATTATTTTTGAAAGTAAAGGTGCTGCAACTCCTGGTATAAATACAAACGCAATAACATCTGTACATATTGCAGGTAGTAAATATAAAACCAAACCTGCCCAAGCTGCTAAACAACTCGTGCAGCTAAAAGGCTTAAAATCTAATTTCCACTTCCTATGGAATTGGTGTATCTCTACAAAGAATAAAGCAAAGCATATCGCTGCTAATATTGTTAGTATCATAAAATACTTATTTTAAAATTATATTTTGATTGTATTAACTTTAATTTATTATATGAAACTATCCTTCTTATTAAATTTCTTTTAGGATAATCAGTAGTACATCGCATACATTTTGCATAGTAGCTTATCATTTTCGTAATTGTTTTTTAAGTTCACGCTTGGTTAGTTTCAATACCCTGTGTATTGTCATATAAGGTATGCCGGTTACCCTGCTAAGTTCCTTTGCGTTGCAGTTATGGTTGATAGCATAAAGCCTAAGTAGGTCGCTACTAAACCAATGCAGTTTGCTTAACTCATCTTCTACTCTATTAAGCAGCTCCTCATCTCTATCGTGCAGTTCTACTTCTGCATTCAAAGGTTTCCTGTAAGTTCTATAAAATTGGCTCGTATTGCTTTGCATCATATTAATCATTGTTCTAACTAAATAGAACTTTAATACGTTGCGTTTGTGCATATCAATTAGCTTCTCCTCATCCATTTCACATAGCACCTTAAATAGTTCGCTGCGTAAATCTTCCTGCAACTCCTCTGGCTGCATTTTACTGATAGCGTCGCTTAGTTCTTTACTATCCCACAACTGAACTATAATGCTATTCCGGTTCATACTCTTTTAATGATAATTTGCCGTTCTCCTCAGTTGCTATGTAGCATAAACATTTTGATGCTTTTGCTAAATTTAAAAATGATATTTGATAAGTGCTAAGTTTGTCGCCTGTTGCTTTGGTTTCGCAGTATACGGCTATGCCTTGATTAGTAAAGCCTACTACATCTGGAACTCCTTTAAGTCCTATAAATGTTCTACCTCTTACGGCTAAATTGTTATTTCGCCATACAAAAGCTCCATTTTTATTTAAGGTCTTAATTGCTTCTTTGGTTAATTCGTTTGCCGTCATATTACAAAACTAAACTAAACTTGTGGATATAAACAAATACTTTTAAAAATCTGATAAGCAACCTGCGGAACAATAGCATTCCCGTATGCTCTTATAGATTGGTTTCTCCATTTAGAAAAGGTTTTAGAGTCCAATCTTTCGGAAATCCCATCATCTCTTCTAAGTATTGGGGGTTCAGTAGGGAATGAGGAGAAATCCCTTTTCTCAAAAAATAACCTACTATGTGCAATCTTTTCTTTTGGCTTGGTGGGAATGTGCTGTTTGTAAATTCTTGCAGAGTCGGAGTGGGCAACAAACCAAGTACGCTCTCTTTTGTGTGGTGCGTTTTGGCTACAAGCTGGAAGTATGTACGCTTGTACTTCGTACCCTTCAATTTCCAACTGAGTTTGCACCTCTTCGAATACCATTCCCCCGTTCCAATTAACAATGCCGAGTACGTTTTCGCCCACGACCCATTCCGGCTGAATTTCTCGTATTGCTCTAAGCATTTCCGGCCAGAGGTGTCTCTCATCTTCTTTGCCAAGTCGCTTTCCTGCACTTGAATATGGTTGGCAAGGGAAGCCCCCTGATAAGATGTCGATGTCTCCTCTGTGAATAGTGAAGTCTGTTTTAGTGATGTCATTGTAACTTATTGATTTTGGGAAATGATGTTTTAATACTTTTTGACCAAACGGGTTCCACTCACAATGAAATACATTTTCCCAACCGCACCATTCAGCAGCTAAATCAAAGCCACCTATTCCGCTAAATAAACTGCCGTGTCTCATTTGAATGTTGTTTTGTTTTGTAATATTTGCTCCTCAAAAAATAACGCAACCGCTACTGCTCTGGCTTGGTTCTTTAACCATTGTTCAGTCCACTCATCCCTGTATTGTTTAGCACTTAAAATATCCATTTTGTTAGCCTTGTAAGTTATAATTTCCATTAGTTTCTTTTTAGCTAGTGCTCCATCTTCTTTTGTCCAGATTTTAATTCCGGCAGCATTTAGCTTTGTAAATACGCTTAATGGGTTAAAGAGCTTATCAAATGTTCTATTTTCTAGAATTTTATACTCCTGATAACTGTAATCAATTATCTCTAAATCAGTTAAGTGAGGTATTGCTTCTACTCGTTCCTGTGGTATCATTTTGCGTACTTCGTTTGCTTTTTTCTTATATCTATCCATAACCTGACTAAAATAGGCAGGGCTAAAATTCTGGTAGTGGTCTATAAAGTCATTAGCCACCATTTGCTTAAACGCTACTTTAATCTCGTTTATTGTAAAGTTCCCGTATTCACTTCTTATCCAATCTTCTAAGATTGCAAGTTTTACTTCGCCCGGATTAATAATTCCTACAAGCTGCATAAGGTAAACAAGGTTCTGCTTAAATATTGTAGAGTTTATGCTCCGCATCCTCTCGCCCGAAAATGCTGTCATAATCTCCTGCTCCATAGGAAGTAGAGTGGATGTAGTTGTAATTGGCAAGGTTATCGAGTTCGTGCTTGTTAAGTTTTCGCTGATTATTTGTAGTTCCTTTTGCATATGTGTTTGAGTTAGTTATCCAATTATTTGCTGCTGCCTTCCAATTTTTCATAGGGTTTTTACCTACCTTCCAGCCGTTGCTCTCGTAATAGTTAAAAAACTTTTGGGCTTCTGTTTTGCCGTTTTCAGTTCCTAAACGTATTGAAATATACTCTAAGGCTTCTTCAAAATTACATTTAGAATTTAAGTTTTCAACAACTTTTTTCTTTACCATTACCTTATCCTTATCCATTACCATATCCTTATCCTTATCCATAGCACCATATAAGGGGCTTACAAGGGGCTTAAATTCGTCATCTATTAAATTGAATTTTTGTAAAACTTTGATAATTCCCCCGTGTGCTTTATTGTCTGGGTTAAGTCCGCTAGGATATTGAAAATCTATAAACGAGGGTATATACCATTTATTGCCATCGTCTATTGTAATAACCTTATTTCCAAAAAATTTTAAAG